CGGGAACCTGACTTTTTGGAAACCCCGTTGAGTTGGGAAGAAGTCTTGGTGTGGCTGCGAATTAAGGGGGAACAATGAATGAGTTGGCTCTTTTCGCGGGTGCTGGTGGAGGAATACTTGGGGGACATCTCCTCGGATGGAGAACAGTCTGTGCAGTCGAGTGGGAACCCTACCCAGCAAGCGTACTGTGCGCCCGACAAAATGACGGGTTTCTCCCGCCTTTCCCGGTTTGGGATGACGTACAAACCTTTGACGGAAAGCCGTGGCGAGGAATTGTTGACGTCGTATCTGGCGGGTTTCCGTGCCAAGACATCAGCGCAGCCGGAAAAGGCGCAGGGATTGATGGAGAACGGTCAGGAATGTGGCGAGAAATGGCACGGGTCATTTGCGAAGTACGACCAAGATTCGTGTTCGTGGAAAACTCACCAATGCTTACTTCTAGGGGACTTGGAGTCGTTCTCGGAGACTTGGCCAAGATGGGGTTTGATGCGAAGTGGGGAGTGTTGGGAGCAGCAGATGTCGGAGCTCCGCACCAACGAGACAGAATCTGGATTGTTGCCCACACCAACCGCGAGCATGATGCCGTGCGAGGGAACGGTCAGGATAATGCGGAAACAATGGATAGAAGGCAATTACACGCTAGAGGAAGCGTCAGCAATAGCGGGTCGGGATGTGAGGAAGGCACAGGGCAAAGTTCCGACGTGGCCAACACCAGTTTGTCAGGATTCTCGACACGCAACGACACGACATTTAGACCCCAATTGCACTCATTGGAAAAGCAATTTAGGGGAGGTTGTAATGAGTTTAGAACCACAACAAACTACTGGGAGGCTGAACCCAATGTGGGTAGAGTGGCTGATGGGGTGGCCTCTAGGGTGGACAGACTTAAAGCCATTGGAAACGGACAAGTATCAGAGGTGGCTAGACGCGCATGGGAAATCTTGAGTGACCAAAGATGAGAAGCAGCATTTGTCACGAGTCGCAGAACTCGGTTGTATTGTCTGCAAGCGATTGGGATACGCTGGAACGCCTGCTGAAATCCACCACCTCCGCGCCGGACAGGGATGGGGCCGCAGTAGCCATTACCATGCGATTCCACTATGCCCAGAACACCATCGAGGCAAGACTGGAGTTCATGGACTAGGTACCAAGGGGTTCCCGAAACATTACGGGTTTACAGAACAAGAGCTTTTAGAGGAGGTTTTAGAGTTATGCAAGCAATCGCAATAGCCACGGTCAACGCCAACTGTCTGGTGACCCTAGCTGCTTCTGTAACCGCTTATGTCCCGCAGGATGTGGTCGTGTTCTTATCCGGGTCCAGAATGATCTTCCCAAGGCACAGGACGGTCGTTATGGATAACGACACCACGAACTTTGGGGATGCTTACAACAAAGTTTGTAAGGCAGCGTTTGAAGAGTTTGATGAAATCGTGGTTTGTAACGATGACATCGTGTTCACCCCGTACACATGGCAGACACTTTCCGAGGATGTTTTCAAACTCAAAAGTGAAAATATCCCCCTCGGCTATGTCGCGTGCCGAAGCGACTACGCTAGAGGATACCAAAATATCCGTATCGGCAAAGGCAAGATGGAATGGTTCCGCTGGGAGACCGAGAATCAGATCATCCAGACCGAGGTGATCGCCCCTATCTGTGCTTATGTCCAAAAGGACGCTTGGGTGGATTTCCTGCCATTGAATTGGTATTCGGACGATGTGCAATGCCTAGACATGGCTAAGGCTGGCAAGACCCATTGGGTGTCCAGAGCCTACGTCCACCACGTTGGAAGCCAGACTTGTGGCTTTGACGCAACAAATCTTATAGAATCCGCGAAACCCGTTATAAAGGAACATCGGCCAGACTTGTACGACCTATGGTTTCGGAAGAAAGACTAAAAAATTGGGCATGGTACTGCGCGTGGGGGCATCTAGGTCCAGAGGTACGCACCCGCTGCGCTTCTGCCGAGGGTAACTACGAGTCCGAGGATGTCTGGGAAGGCGAAGAACCTAGGATAGAACCCGACATGATAGACGGGGAACTAATTGAACAGGCGGTCAGAAAACTATCAGAAAAGCACCGCAAGATTCTAAAAGCACGTTATATAATGTATCCGTATCACCTACAACATACCGTGGCACAAAGACTGCGGATGTCGGTGGACAGGCTTGAAAGTGAACTAAAAATTGCTAAGAGGAGATTGAGCGATGAACTCGCAAGAAATCAAACAAGGCACACCGGAGTGGTTACAGGCCCGGTTTGGTTGCCTAACAGCGTCACGGGCTAATGACGCCTGCGCTGCCGAAACGACAGCCGCTTATCAAAACTACCTATGGCAGCTAGTCGCGGAAAGAGAGACCGGGAACGTAGAGGATTCTTTTGTCTCTGCCGACATGGAGCGTGGGACCGAAATGGAACCCGTAGCTCGTGCCGCCTATGAAGCCCATACCGGGACTTTTGTCACCGAAACGGGATTCTGGCTCCACCCAGAAATCAAATGGTTTGGCGCTTCTCCTGATGGACTGGTCGGGGATGACGGTCTCATCGAGATCAAGTCGCCAAGATCAAGCACACACTTGCGATACCGCTCAGAAGGCAAAGTCCCTACCAAATACAAGCGACAGATGATCTGCCAGCTTTTGTGTACGGGCAGGAAGTGGGTTGACTTTGTAAGTTTCGATAACCGGGTGCGAGAGTCCAAGCAGCTCTTTATCGTGCGCTACACCCCAACAGAAAAAGAAATTACGGAATTGTCTGAGAATATAAATAAGTTCCTACAAAACGTAGAAAAGGAGGCGGCATGAACTTCACAGTATTCGTGGTGGATTGGGATTCTCTTGGTCCTACCAAATTCTTATTGTTTATAACCGCGGTATCTATTCTCAGCGTGTGGTCAGAATGGCGGCGTGGCTGATAGCGGGGGTTGGAGTTGTTTATCTTATTGTCGCGGTGGATTTGCTTATTCGTGGGAATTGGGGCTTGGGCATTGCTTTTCTGGGTTATTGCCTAGGTAATGTGGGTTTATATTTAGAGGCGAGGTAAAAATGCAATACGACAACACTAACACCGGGGTTTTGTTTAAGAATGAGTCTGAGAACGAGAAGGCTCCCGCGTATAAAGGCAAGATCAACGTAGGCGGGAAAGAGTACCAACTAGCCGCTTGGATCAAAGAGGGAAAGACAGGAAAGTTTATGAGCCTAAAGGTTGAAGAAGCCAAGAAACCAAAAGCACAGGACTTTGCGGAGATGCCAGATGACCTCCCCTTCTGAAATTACATCCTACAAAGCCGGGCTTTTAGTGGAAGAAGTATCCATTGATCTTATGGCTCCGATAGCAATACTAGAACTTCTGGCAGAACACGACACCACTAGCGTTTCTGCAATTCTTTGGTCGATACGGGATGTTCTACAAGAGCAACAAGAAAAGTTAGATACCCTGACCGAGGATCTTATGCACACCTACCGAAAACAAATGGGGATCAAATGAGTATCTTCTACGATGTGGATGCATTTATGAATGCGGCTGGTCACGGACCGGATCAAAAGCGGGTGAACCTTTACCTAGATTTGGTACGGGAAGAGATCGGGGAGTTGGAAGAGGCGATGGCGGGAGTCCATGCAGCCGAGAACAAGCAAGACGAGCAGATAGCAAAGGCCGATGCCTTGGATGCGATCTGTGACTCGATCTGGGTTCTAATCGGACTGGGAAAGGTGATGGACCTGCCGATGGAATGGGGCTGGGATGAAATAACGATCACGAACCTTAAAAAAGTTGACCCAGAGCTGGGGACCGTTATTCGGGATGAGAACGGGAAGATCCAAAAACCAGCAGGATGGAGACCGCCAAATATGTTGAGAATCATCCAGCAGTTTGAGGCTTCCCAAACGAAATTAGGAAAACCAGAAATTCAAGAGTGAACAAGGAATATCTTAGGTCAATCTTTACCTACAAAAACGGCAGGCTTTACTGGAAGCCCAGACCAAAAGAAGCGTTTGCCAAGTATTCTGCCTATGTGATGTGGAACCGTAGGTACGCTTTTTGTCCTGCTGGCTCGCCTAACAAGCGGGGTTACATCAGGATCGGGATCTCAAAGAACTATTACATGGAGCACCGTCTGGTCTGGCTTTATCACCGGGGCTGGCTGCCGGAAGCTCTCGACCACAAGAACGGAAACCCATCTGACAATAGGATGTCTAACCTAAGACCTGCTACCCAGATGCAGAACCGCTGGAACTCTAAACGCAAGCAGGAAACTACAACGAACACCAAAGGGGTCTACAAGAGACCTAGCGGGAACTATGAGGCCCATATATGCGCAGACTTTAAGCGCATACACTTAGGGACGTTTGAAAAGAAACGAGATGCCATCCAAGCCGTCGCAAAAGCCCGCCGATCTCTTCACAGAGAGTTTGCTCGGCACAGGTGAGTTTGTTGCAACGCGGGAAGAACTTATGGAGTGGTGCAGGCAGGACTCAGAAAGACGGTTGGAAGGTCTAGCCAAATACATCCTCGCCAAACCAACTAAATTGGCTCGTAGGCGGTTTCTAGAAGAGTTTGAGGGTCGGCATGGTGTAGATGTTACCGACCTCTTAAAAGCCAAAATTTTAGGACTTGTTCAGAAATAGCGCGACCTCTGCTTTGCGGCGGCGCACAAGACCGGCAAGTTCCTTTCCACCAGCCTTGGAATACATCAGAAACCCGTCAGCAATACTGTCAGGGGATTCATCGCGTAGGATTCGCTGGCGTAGCGTAGAGCGTTGGAAGCCGCCGACTCCGATGTTGTAGGAAAGACAGACGCAAGCATCAAAAAGCCCTTGATTCCCAGATAGATTGGGAGCAAGTCGAAGAACACCACGTTCAAAACTGACGAGGAGATTCTTGAAGCGGTCCTCAATCTCTGCCTTCGTCCAAACCCTGTTGTCTGCATCTTTTAGCGGATATTCCTTGCGAATAGGGCCAGTATAACCTTCCTTGCGAACCATCGGCAGCTTGATCTGGTCGTGGTACAAGACTTCCCCGTACCCCACGGTCCAGAGGTGGGCGGGGCAGAGATAGGGTTTATCCCTGTACCCCTCGAACTGGTGCATTACATGGATGCCTTTATCCGATGTTTTCACTTCTTAGACCATCCCCGTGATCCAAACCAAAAACCGATGATTCCACCCAGCATCGCCATCTCGTCCTCTGAGAAGATTAGGTCGGTAGCGGCGATAAACTGATCCACGGTCAGGGTTCCCAGACCCTGCTTAAATAGCAGGAAGTAGACCAGACCCATGTTAATTAGCACGAGCTCTAGCACAAAGATATAGGTGACGGTAGGACGGACGGTGGCTACATAGTTGACCGCCCACTTGCTTGCCTTATCTAAAACCTTTTTGTCGTGATCAAGAGCCGCATTTTGCATCTGCGCCTCAGACTGCATGGCTACCTGATCGGTACGGATCTCTTCTATTTTGGCCTGAGCTGCAAAACCTTGTGCAGCCATCTGCAACTGCATTTCATTTTGCAGTCGGGCCAGAGCGAGTTCGTGAGACTGATCGGACTTGTTCTGAAAAAAGTCTAAGACTTTCGGTAAGCCAGAGATTAACAAGCCGCCAAGGGTAGAGATTAACGATAGCATTACATAGCTCCAGTTGCTTTGAGAATTCCATATACGATTGCAGAAGCGAGGAGAATCCCTCCCCACTCCCTGCGGGACTGCATACGGTTGCGGTAGAACTCATCGTTTAACTCCCGATGGTCTTTTCGTAATTGGTTGATTAGGGATTTGACTTCAGATACAGCAGAGCGGCCAAACTCGCGCTCCACTTCTTGATACATTGCTTGTTCTGCATCGCGGATCTGTCGGATGATCCGGTACTCGTCTACTGCTTCCATCCACACCATGTCGCCACGGCGCATCATCTGTTGTTGCTTGCGCTTCCACGCAACCCGGGCTTTTGCTTCCTCGTCTAAGAAGGTATTGACCTCCTTAGCGGTTTCCTTTATTTCTCGCCCGACTTTGACTGCTTCTTTTATACCACCTAGTGCCGCCCGTGTAGTCTCAATCGGGTCACTCATTATCTCCCTATACTTTCTCTCCCCTGAAAAAAGCCTCTCCGTCTATAACTTCGCACAACTCTGGCGGCAGTAGTTTGCCGTTTCTAAATGTTAGCACCGCAAACCCTGAGCACCAGTTTACGGGATTGCCCTCTGTGTAAACAAACTGCTCTCCGTAAGGTTCTGCAAGAGTTCCCGTATCCACTCCGTATCTACGCCCGTTGTAATCAGAATATGGTGTGACCTGCAATTTGTGTAGATGACCGCTTACTAAAGTCTTGCCGCTTTTCAAAGTATTGTTATAAGTAGCGTGGACTCCGTTATGCCATCTGTGTTTTACGATCACACTATCGTTTATGTCTACTCGCCAGCCTGTGTACCAGCCCGGGAAGTATGAGAAAAGGTCTGGGAAGTCGGAGAGCTCAGTAGCGTTGATAGCAATATAGCGGTGCAGCCGGACATCGTGATTACCAAAAGTCCAGAAGCAACGAGCGTTCTTGCTAGCGTTTTTGATCTCATCTAGTCGATCCTGACAGGCTTCTATTTCCTGCTTTGGGGTAGGAGGGTTGGTTCCCATCAGAGGTTCGTGCCGAGAGATTCTAGAGCCATCAAACACATCCCCATTCAGGATGATTGTCTGGGGTTTAAATTCCT